AACTCTTGGACGAAGCCGTCGTCGAGGAACGGGAGTTTGCTGTCCACCACGGAGCCTGCCGGAGCGAACTCGAAGGTCTGCCGTTCGGGGCTGGAGTTGGCGCGTGTGGTTGTGGGGCCCAGGCTGATGATCTTGTAGCGGAGCACGTTGCCAGCTGTGACAGTTCTGCCGGTGGGCCATGTCACGTCGGCGACGGCTGGGATGAGGTATGTCTGCAGGGCGTCGGCGTAGGTTGGTGGGAGGATTGCGCTGGTGCTTCCGTCGACTCCGACTTGTGGCTGTGTGTACGGGTACTCGGAGGTGACGAATCCTTCAGCGTCGGTAAGTCCGAGCCGTGGGAATGTGATGCCGTTGCGGTCGACGAGCGCGTTGTAGTAGTCGTCGTAGTCGCTGATGCTTCCGGTGTTCAGGATGGGATAGCCGTCTGCAGGGTTGCCGGACTTGGCTGCGACGGTGAGGCCGTCGAGGGCGGTGAGGGTGACCGTGGAGAACACGCCGTCGTCTTGAAGGGTGAAGTCCACAATGACGCCGAAGAACACAGTCTCTACGCTTTCGTTTCCACCGACGGAGGTGTAGACGTTGATCTGGATGCCTCGAGCGAACCAGTCGATGCTTGAGTAGGTGCCGCCGCCGCCTGGTGTGAGCGCTCCGTCTTTGTTGAGCAAGGTGACGGTGGCCTGTCCTCGTCCGATCACGTTGACGTCTACAGACTGCCGGACGTTCATGGACATGACACGGTCGCTGAAGTTGATGATGTCGTTGCTGTAGTAGACCGTCATCTCCCATCGCGTGTTGATCGCCATGAGTTATCGCCTGATGCTCGAGGTGGTGTTGATCGGGACTGAGCCGTTATTCCGAGACCATTCCTGGATCGCAGCCACCACCTGATTCGGGTCGGCGGACGTGACAGTCACGTTGATCGTGTTTCCGCCGATGGCCCCGTTCGGGGTGACATAGCCGGACTGACCTGCTCCGAGGGTAAGAAGTTCGGGGCCGCGTTCGCCGACGATGTAAGTGCCGGACGAGACTGGTCCGCCCATCGCTCGACCGGGGATGCCGAGGGTGCCGAGGAACAAGTCGTTCTCAGTCATCGCTTGTACAGCTTCGGGAAGGCTGACGCGACCTCGGCCTGTCTTGATGATCGCCATCAGCTCGACGGCTCGCTCGAGCTGTCCGGTGTCGACGAGGACCTTGAGGGTGTTCTGGTCCTCGTTGGTCATCTTGACGGTGGACGCCAGCTGCGCGATCTCGAGGATGAGCTGGTTGACGGCTTCTTCGTAGTCGCGGATTTTTGTCGGGTCGGCGAACGCTTCAATGGCTGCTTCTTTGACGTCGTCGAGTGCGTCGCGGACATCGTTGATCTGACGCGTCTCGTCGATGGTGTCGAGCATCCGTTGCCAGGCAATGTTCAGGTCGTACACCGTTTCTGTGGTGTCCACCATTGAATCGCGGATGTACCTGTTGGCGTCTACGGCTCGAATGCGCGAGTCGTAGTAGCCGATGTAGGCCGCTCGAGCCGCTTCTGCTGCTTGTGCTAGGTCGTACAGGTCCTCAAACTCTTTAGCGATGACGTCGCCGGTCGGATGAAGCGCCTTATTTACATAGCCGGTAATGTCAGCCAAGAAGCCGACGGTCTCCGCCAGGATGGGCACGAGGTTCTGACCTAGTGCTATCGCAAGGTCCTCAAACGAGTCCTTGAGGTTGTCCATGTTTTCCCGGTACTTGCGAGCATTGTCGAGCTCTTCTTGGTTGATGACTTTGGCGTCGGACACGTCAGCAAGAGATTTGCGCAGCTTGTCGGATCCGCCGGCGATCAGTTCTGCCATGTCCTGCCAACTTCTGCCCAGGACTTGCGTAGCAACTCTGGCGCGTTCGGCAGGGTCTTTGATCTTGTTCAGCCGGTCGATCGTGTTGAGGAAAGTTTCGTTGGCGTCAACAGATCCATCCTTGGCGTAGGCGACCTGGATGCCGAGTTCCTTGAACAGGTCGGGTGACTTTCCGAGCTCCTTGTTCATCTTGCCTATGGCTGTCTCGACGGACTTGGTCTCGATGCCGATGTCTCCGGCAACCTCGGCAAGCCTGGACGCCTCCTCGACGGTGAGGCCGGTGGCGTCCGATAGTTCTCCGGCTGCCAGGGCGACGTCTTGGAACATGCCGACGGCTTTGACTGCGAACGTGGCAATGGACGCTCCGGCGGCGACCGCGAAGGCGGCGGCGTTGGCTTTGACGGCGTTGAAGGCTGCTTTGCTTCCAGCCTTGAACTTGTTCATGCCGCCTTCAGCTTCGCCGACCGCCGACTTGAAGTTGTTGAACGCGGCCTTGGCGGCTTTGATACCGGAGTCCTCGAGGGACGTGATGATGGGGATCTGAATCGCCATTAGAGCCTCACCTTCATGAGTTCACGGTTCGCTTGGCGGACCACGTCGGCGATGACTGGACGCATCTGGTCCTCGATCATTCGCAGCTTACGGTCGGCGTCTTTCCACATGTAACGGGACGCTTCGCCAGGCAGAGCACCAGCGAAGTTCGGACGCTGGTATTTGGCCTCTCTGCGAGACTTGGTTCCTCCGGCCTTGCCTGCCATGTCAGCGATCGCGACCGGGGCCCCTTTGGTGATGATCTTCACAAGCGACACCTGCTTGCTGGAGGACACAGCGTTGACGTTGCGTCGAGGGCGTCGGGCGTCGATCTTGAGGACGACGTTCTTACGTTTCGCCCAACCGGTGCGACCGCTGTGCTCCATGCCGGACAGCGGCGCCTGCTTCGGGATCTCGTTGTTGATCTCGTCAAGGACAGGTTTCACGACGTCGCGGATCTGACGGTTCAGTTTCTTGCGAAGGTCGGGCTCAACCTTGCCGAGATCGCGGAGCGTCTCACCGAGTCCCTTCACCTGCATCGTCATCGTCTGGCCTTCTCTGCTTCCTTGTCCTGCTTGTTGAGTTGGCGGATCATCTCGGAGACGATCGCCGGGTCTGTGTCGCAGAGGAGGCTGGGAGCGATGCCGGTTCGGAGAGCCAGCGTGGCGATCAGTCGGGTGACTTGTCCTGCTTCTCTGCTCTGTCTTTTGGGACGAACCTCACCTCTGAAACGGTGTCCAACCAAGGGGTGAACAGTTTGACTGGGACGCCTGCCGCTTTGATCGCTTCCCATCCGAGGTATCCCATCGCCTTGAACTTGGGATCCTCGAGGAAGCTTGACCATGAGAGGGTCGGGTGGTGATCCTCCCAGCGGCAGGCGACGCCGTACGTCACGGGTGCTTCATGGACTTGCCCGTCGAGCATCTCGACGCGAATGGTCATTCCGATCATGGGCGAAGCCTACTCAGCCGGTGCCGATAATCAGGTGATGTCTCGGGCCCAGGTGCCGCCGTCGAACTGGAGGGTGACCATTGCGAGTTCTCCGACCACCGATGCGATCGGGGTGAACGAGGCCAGCATGGCGTTCGTGATCGTGTACTCGGGATTGGTCGCCGACTCGGTGGTGCCGCTGGGCGAGATGACGAGGGTCGTGTCGCCTTGTCCGACCATGTCCGCGCAGAGTGTCTCGATCTCCGAGGTGGCGCCGCTGCCGCCGTAGGACAGGTAGCACTCGAGGGTCACCGACACGGACTGGAGGCCTTGCGTGTACTTGCGTCCGGTGTCGCCCATCGCGGTGGTCTCGAGCGAGTCATAGCCGACCGTGATGGTTGCGCTCTTGACTTGGTCGGAGATGTCGACGGTGGTTGCGCCCTGGGTGATGTTCACCGTGGCATTGGACAGGAATGTGGTTGTCGCCATTGTTGGCTCCTTCTTCTAGTTTCGTTTGCTGGAGATTCGGACGGTCAGGTCGTAGGCCGGCAGTTCTTGCGAGCCGATCTGAGCGATCGTTGGTTGTCCTCCGGTGATGGCGAGCGACGAGTTCATGAGAGCGTCGATCGCGGTGAGGAGGTAGTCGCCTGAGTCTTGGTTGCCGGGTGGCGGTGCCAGGACTCGGATCGTGAGGGTGATGTCGCCGACGTTGTAGGTGAAGGCATCGAACGTGGGGAGCTCGATGAGCACCGTGAGGGGCCGTGCGTTCCGAGGGTCTGTGACGGGGACGTACCCTCGAGCGGTGATGACGTTCGCGACTGCGGTGATCGCTTCCGCGAACATTCCTGTGGCTGCCATGTCATGCCACCTGGCTCCTGCGTACTCCGAGCAGTTGCATGATGCGACCGTTCGTCAGCGTGGGCACTCCGACGGACATGGACTCGAACGACTGGAAGGAGTCGACTGAGCCACGTTCCCTGTACAGGCTGGATGCATAGAGCGTCGCACCGAGCTGTACGGATGCGTCCGGGGCTGTCGTCGGGCTGTCGAAGTAGCCGGCCTGTTGACGTCGACGGAAGCACCATTGGTTCGCAGCTGCGACACAGGTGGCGATGTAGGCGGTGTCGTTGGCGGTCGCACCGG